TCTCTTACGTCTACGTGTATCATTTCTTTTACTCGTGATAATATTCTATAAGATCTTCCATCTATAGTATCGATATTGACTGGATAATTATTTTTTCTTTTTTTACTTGATTGCATTACGAATTTCTCTGTTTAGAGTATTCGTCCCATGGCTGACCAGTTGCTGGATCTTTGCCTTTATAAACTATTTTTCCACCCTCAAAACCAAAGCCAGGGGATAAAAGCGTAAGAATATCGCGACAATTGGGGTGCGTGGTCGATATTGAGGCTACTGGATTCTTCCAATCACCTGCGGCTCCTGCAAGCTCACTTAACTTATAAACTCGTGGAGAGATTTGATCATCTGCCATCCAAAGTTTTTTACAGTGCTTGCATTTCTTATCATCATTAACGCCAAGCTTGCATACAGTTGGATCACTTATACCCATAGATTTAGCGGTATGAAGAATCCCATCAAATGCACCAAAGTTAGCAGCTACATGAAGCTCATTTTCTGTTATGGTGTTAACAGATGTGCTCATTTTTTCTAAATAATCATTCATGCTGTGAGATAAAGCTTTGGTAGCCTTAATACCCTCATCAGTAGTTCTTAGTTCTTCAACGCTCTTGCCAGATATTTTAGCCTTAACTTCCATATTGTGCTGATAATCCGTAACCATTCTGGCTAAATCAGTGTGAGTCTTTTCTTCAAAACTGTTAATATGATTTAATGCATTGTTTTCTATTGTAGACAGGGTCTTTTCGTCGATACTTTGAGCATCGGATGAGTTCATAGAATTTGCATTAAGATATGTGTGTGCTAGAGTTGTAGTAGGATTGAAGTTTCTTAAAGAAAATATAAACTCTTTATGAACGTATTTAGGTCCAAGCAAATTAGCCTTAAGACCGTTAGTCGTTCTCATAACAAGTTGTTTAATAATTTCTACAAGGTTTTTATTCATTAATCGCAACCTTCGTCGTCACAATTATGAGGTTTACCGCCAGAAATTGCAGCCATTAAAGTGTCAGTCATGTGTTTAGCGTCTTTTTCATACTGATCTAAGATTTTCTTTTTAGCTTCTTTATGCTTTTTAAGTAATTCTTTTCTAGGTCCAGCAATACTTGCCTCAGACTTATTAAGCAATCCGTCTAATTGACTCACTGCTGAGTCTAGATCGCCTGATTGAGCTAGTTCTGGCAACTGAGCCTGAGCTTGTTGCTGTTGTTGGCCCTGCTGCTGTTGCATAGCTTGTTGTTGCATCTGCATTTGCTGCATTTGCATCCACACTGGATCACCCATGTAATACTTAAGGCTTTGGTCTTGGTCTGCATTTTTATATTTATCGCCACCAAAAGCTTTAAGAATTTCGCCCTTTGTAAAATACTTTTCTATAAGAGCAAGGTAGGCTGGATTCATTGGCATATCGCCACCAATTGAAACCTTTTCCTTTTCAACCTTAGTCAAAAGCTGATTCATTGTCATATGAAGAGCTGCATCCATTTGTAACTGTGAAGCTTCAGCTTGCTCACTCTGAGCATCTAATCCTTCAAAGTTAAATTGAACCATTTTGGCCCATTCAGGATTAATTTTAGGGATTAAGCGCTCATTGAAGAAATCTTCTAAAGACATTAATAATGGTCTTAATCCACCGTCACGAGCGGCGATTAATTTATATTCATTTGAAGATTCAGATAAAGACTGAGAGTTTGTTCCACGACTTAAATAAGAAAGAGCTGCTACTTCGTCTGGAGACATTTGAAATGCAGCAAAAATCATTCTTTTATTAAGATCAGAAAGATATTGAAACTCCATATCTTTAGCGCCATTATCTAATGGGATTACGTTAATCTCATCAGTTGGCTTAATACCAAATACTGGAAGTCTGTGAGCTGCTCCAGCTGAATTCATATGAGCGCTCATTTGGTTTTTAATATTGATTAAGTCTTCTTTATCACCATCTTCAGTTTTAAATACTAAAATGTTCTTATAGCTTCTACCGTTAATAAAAAACATTTTATTAGTAGTTGTTAAGTTGATATGTGTAGTGATTGACTCAAGAATACGCTCAAGAGGTGATACTGGATAACCATTACGATTAACGTCAGTAGATGGGTAAGAGTTCCAGTAAATCATTTCATCGTCAGTAAAAACTTGAATAGTCTTTCCATCGATAACTTGTGCATATGTAAATTGATCATCATCAAATTTAGAAGGAGTAAGATCTTTATCTTGTAATTTTGAAAGAGTTTGTAAGGCTTGCTCTCTGATCTTTTCGGCTTCTTGGCTTTGTTCTTTTTTCTTAGTTACAAAGTTAATTGTTCCAGTGTCACGCGCTCTAAAGCTATGGAATTTATTATCTTCGTCTTTAATTACCTCAGTAGCAAATCCACCGTATGAGCAAATATCTTCTGCTACTTCATATATAAATTGTGATAAGTTACGCTTTTCTTTATCTGTGAGGCTTGCATTAGTACCACAATTTAATAGAATTTCCTTTAATTTAGGAATGATTTCAAGTTTAACTTTTTCTTTTTGTTCAGCTGACATTGTTTTTTCAATATCAGGCTTAAGATTAATCGTAAATCCAACATCAAGACGGCTTGCTCTAGGTCTACTGAATAAAGACATCTGTCTTGCTCTTGTTGGAATAATAACTCCACCGATAAGCTGTTCAGTATCACGAATACGTTTAATTAAATCAGTAGGAAGACCTGCAGGACGTTTTTTATATAATCCACCAGCAGCTTCTTGTTCTTTATTAGGGTCATCCTCGAAAGATAGCATGTTAATTCTATTTCGAGCTTTTTTATCTTCAGACTTAACTAGATCTTCAATAATTTGAGCTACTAAACTTTTGGGCTGGCTATCCAGCTCCATAGTCATTTCGATTTTTTTAGGAAGTTTTTTTTCGTCAGACATTCATTGTCTCCTGTGAATTACTCTGCAGTAACTACGACTAAGTTTAAATTCTCAAGGCTTAGATTCTTAATTTCAAGTGAATAAACAATACCATGCTTCAACATAATCCCTGGCGATTCTGGATTGTTAATCTCTCTCGGCTCAATCACGATATTATCTGAAGTGTCGCCATTGCATCTGATTGAACATTTTTGCTGAGCTGCAATCATAAGGAACTGTTTACCAGTTAAATAAAAGCTAAGTCCGTTAGTTCCAACTAAGATGTTTGACTCAAGCGGTAATCCAGAACTAGCCCCTGCTAAAAACTCAATCCAGTCAGGCGTTACTTCAGTAACTTGATAGGTTCCAAAGCTAGCTTGACTAAATCCACTGCTAATCGCTAACTTGTCGCCAATCTGAACTGAGTTAGATGAGATTCCAGAGCTATACACTAAAAACTCATTAGGGGCTAAAATTAATGCTGTTTCAGCTGCTGCGTTAGAATTTTGAACTGTAATTGAGTTAGATGTCTTTGCGATAACTGTAAATCTACCTTGATTCGATAATGAAAAGCCAGAGTTTTCACCAATTCTTAATTGATCTCCAATAACTACAGCTGAAGTATTCATTGCCGTACCAGAAGAGTTAGAAAGGGTCATCAGGCTTGCGTTCACTGTAACTGCTAAATATGTTGTATTATCGATTGCGAGTGATCTATTAGCTCTAAATGAAGGGCTTGTTCCAGCTGTTTTAGTAAGTCTGTAGATGTTTTCATTTACATTGGGTCTTGTAAGGTCAAAAGCTGTTGTATTATCGATTGAAGTAGCTCTAAGACCGTTAAAAATTGAAAGAGTCTCGTTAGGACCAATTGAGATATCCTGAGTTTTAGGTTTTGACGCTGCATGACCTAAAAGATTGTAAGAAATATCAGCAATCCTAATATTAGGGTTATTAGATACGGTTGTATCGTTAAATGCTATGTATCTTACCATTAAATTTGATGTTGACATTTGTACTCCTGTAAGGCCAGTTTTAAAAATTACGATTTTGACCTAAGTTGCTGAAATCTTTAATCTATATCCCATATAATTGAACCGTTTTTTGACACACTTACGTCCTCTGCCTTTTTAGGTTCTTCCACATGTTTCTGAATCTCAGTGGTTACCCATCCAGCATAGCCTTTTCTAACATCATCTTGAAGCTTTTTATGGATCTCTTCTTGTGTTAGTGGAGGAGGATCGGTAGAAATGAGATTATTCTTACCCTTAGCTTGAAAAAGGTTCTGAGCAGCGTACCTCAAAGCGTCACCACTATCCGCAACCCCTGGAGTATCATCTGGATCTTGAGTAGGCTCACCTAAAGAGTCTAATTTAAAAACGTGATTTTTAAACATATTAAGAATGACATTATTATGAATCCCATCATCTATGACTTTTAATTTTCTTACACCAGTAGAGTTAATAATTTGACCTCTTACAGCTTCTATACCACCCATAACATCTTTTTTAAACTCAGCACAAGGCATTCCATTTTTAGAAAAAGCCTTTATAAACATTGGCATTGCCGTATCCGCAAACCATTTAACGGGGTTTTTATATTTTTCTTTTATTTTTAAAGCAGTGTCCATCATTTGCTCAAATTCAAGACCTCTTATGGCAATTGATTCGAGTACCCACCATTGACCATTTGGCATTTTTGCAGTCACTATTATGGAGAAGGCATTTGCATACCCCCAATCAGTTCCACAGTGGAATTTTATACCTTTAGAAATTAATAAATCAACTAAGTCGTTTTGAGTAAAGTCTTTTGGCATTTCTTCGCCAGTGTACTGGTAATAAGCTTGAGATAGTGTAAAGACGTTGCCAGTACCATCAGCTGCATTAGAAAATCTTGGGTAAACCATGCCACTAGAGCTTGGTCTCCAACATAAAAGCTGAGCTTCAGCCTCTTCCGCATTGTTTTGGCCAAAAACACCAATAACAAAATCAATATTCTTAAATAACCCACCAACATCTTCTTTACTTCTAGTAGCCAGCTTTGTCTTACACACAGGAAGTAGTTTACAGTTTGCACATCCTGCAAAAGCCTCAATCTTTGAATACTTGTCCTTGTCTTTTTCTGGTAAATTAGCAAAAGATGCTTCAGTTATAGTCTCTAAATCCATTGTTTTTTTAATATATCTAGTTATTTTGGGTAACTCAGGCTGATGGCGATCTTCGCTACATCGTTCAGTAACATCTAGCAAATTCCATTGTCTAACTTGCTCACCAGTTTTTGGAGCATTGTCAATTTCTCTACCAAAAAATCCACCAGCATATTTTCTTGTGGAGTATTTGATACGAAGCGGTCCTAACCCAGATCCATCAGGATTGTTTGTTCTTGACGGAATATTTTTTGATTCTTTATAAGCTTTAATTCCTTCTGGAGAAAGTACTTCAAGTTCGTCCCAACTCATACACGGTACGTGTTCTGAATTACCGCCTGCTTTAGTAGCAACGATAACTCGAATGTATATTAATTTACCCTTATCATCTACAAGCTGAATTCTATCTTTAGCCTCACCAACTACAGACCATTTATGATATTCTAAATAGGGTTTTAGAGATCGAATAAATGTATTAAAATACTGAAGCGACTTTTCGGATTGATCCCTAATTGCAGCCATATGCGCAATTGAAATTCTAAAATGTAAAAATATAATTAAATTTAAGGCTGCCCCTTGGAGAGTTTTATAACTATCCCTAGAAGATAACCAAATATACCCTGGGACTGTACGGCATAGATCATCTCTTATTGCTGAATAGCATTCGTAAGCTGCAGACAAAGGAGAGGAGTTAGAACTTTCGTCTATATTTGAATCTGGGAATTTAATACCAATAAATTGCTGAAACCAATTTGAAAAATGCTCTTTAGTGTAGCACTTTGCAAACAAAACTTTTGCAATTCTTTCGTCTACAACTGGCTTCACGGCTTCTTACCTTTTTTTGAGTTTACAAATATCTCTAAAACTTTTGCAGCATCATCAGATGATAGGTCTTCAGCGTTTTCAATCGATGTAATCTGGTCAACACTTCTGCTTTGACTTGGTGCGCTTTGAATATCAACCAGTCTCTTTTCTTCTTTATTAGGCTTATCCTGTCCAGTGATCTTCATTAAGCTGTCTATAACTTTAAGAAGGGCATTTAGGGATTCTACATTAATAGCTCCATCTAAATCTTTTTCATTCCCAGATTGTATAAAACGCCGAAATTTTTCACTGTTTTTCTTCTGCATAACCGTAAGCATCTCTGTCAATAAATTTGTAGCCTCTAATTGGCTCTGAACAACTCTATCTCTAATTTTGCTATGTAAATCTAAAGAGTAATTTTTTTGCTCTTCTGCCCAATTATACTTTACACTACTTTCTATTATAGCTCCAAATGGAATATTTTTATTCATTTTCCATATTTCATACAAGGATACTCCCGTTAGATACAGATTGTACAAATTAGCCGCCACATTAGGAGATATAGCATGACCTCCAGATTCTATATATAAAGTCATACATGACATCTCCTCAGC